GATGGCCAGCGCCAGCGATTTGGTCGCGCCCTCGGCCTGGTCGGCTTGGCCCAGGTACTGGGTCCAGGCGTTGGCAAGCTGGGTCAGCGACGCGCCCACGGTGAGGGGGATGGTCGCGTATTCCGCGGCCAGCTCGTCCTTTTGGGAGAGCAGCGCGCTGACGACTTTTTGCGCCGTGAGCTGCCCCGCCTCGGCCAGATCGCGCAGCTTGCCGATGGGGACGTCCAGGCCGTCCGCCAGCGCCCTGGCCAGCCGGGGCGAGTTCTCCATGATCGAGTTGAATTCGTCGCCGCGCAGCACGCCGGAAGCCATCGCCTGCGCCAGCTGGGTGATGCCCGCCTTGGCGGACTCCGCCGAGGCGCCGGAAACGCGCATGGCCTGTCCGACTTCTTCGGTGAAGACCAGCGCTTCCTGCTGCGTTTTACCCATCGCGCGCATCGAATCGGCGACGCGCGCATACAGCGTGACGTTGCTTTCAATCGATGAGGCGGTGCGCTGCGAGATGTCTGACAGCGCCTTTTGCGCCGTGGTGTATTCCGCGCTGGTTTGCGTCGCCAGCTTGAGGCGCGCGTTCAGGTTGGTGACCGCGTCGGCGGTCTGGATCAGATCCTTGGCCAGGCCGATGCCATACTGTACCGAAAAAAACCCGATCAGTTGGGCTTTGGCGCCGGCAAGCTGCTCTGAAATGGATTGCACCCCGGCGCGGGTCCGGCCCAGTTGCGCTTCGGCGGGCTGGAACGCGCCCGCAGTTTGCGCGCCCGCCTGGTTGGCTTGACTGGAAACGGCGTTGAGCGATTGGGCGAGGTCGGCCAGCGCGGCCTTGAGCTGGTCCGCTTTTGCGCCTATGATGATTTCAAGCTTTGGAGAATTCGACATGTCTAAACCTTTTCAACCCGTGGTGCTGGTATCCGGCTCGTTTATGGGCTTCGTGCTGGGCCTCGTGTCGAGCCCGGCATGGTTCCTGGCGTGCGCGGCGTTTCTGGTGGCCTATGCGGTCGGGCTGGCGCGATGGGCTTTAAAATAGCGGGGGTTTCGGTCTATCCGCCCAGCGCCTTCATCATCTTGTCGTACCCTTTGCCCGTGTCGCCGCCGAATCGTACCGCCATCATCGCGTGGCGCAGTTTCTCGTTTTCCAACTTCGCCACCGCCTCTCCAAACGCCTGGAACTGCCCGAGGGTGTAGCCCATGACGGCGTCCAGGGTGTGCCCGGCGGTGATTAGACGCTGGAAGGACTCGGCCCAGTCTGGGGCGTCGCCGCTTTCGGCGCAGCCACGGGCTGGCGCGCCAAGGATGCGAAAAAATCGGCATTGACCCTCACCACGGCGCTGACGGCCAGCACCACCTGGTCGGGCGTCCAGCCGGCCATTTCTTCCGGTTCTACGCCCATCAGGTAGGCGACCATGTCGCCCAGGTCGTCACCGTAGAGGGCGTAGGCTTCCGCCCAGGCCATGATGTTCATCGCCTTGAGCTTTTCCATCTCCAGCGCGCCGGATTTGAGCGCCTGGAGGATGGGCAGCGCGGCGCGGATGGCGGGCTGCAGCTGGCGCATGGTGACGGGCTTGAGGGTGAGGGTTTTGCCGTTGACGGTGATCTCGACGGGGGTGGGGATGAGGGTTTCGAGATTAGTGTTCATTTTGTGATATTCCTCGGGAAGCTGAATCTAAATTTAATTGGCAGGCCGTAGGTTGGGCACCCCGTGCCCGACAAACCCGAAATTTGTTGGGCACAGAGTGCCCAACCTACATGACTATTTTGCGTAAAACTCTTCCGACCGGGGTAGTGGCTCAACTTACGCTTCCTTTGATGACTACAAAATTAAGTAATAATGTTTCTGAAAGTGATGCTGTTGTTACATTTGTGATGCTCACATAGACCAATCCATTATTGGCTATGTGAAATTCCAGCGTGTACCGTCTAGATCCTGCCGTATTCACAAGGGTCATTACTATCGTGTCGAGCATGCTTATTAGCGAGTTTGAAAACCCAAACGTGACTGTCACGCCCGCGCCAAGCACCCCGTTACTCGTCGTTATTCTCCCGCTTAGTTTGTTCAGCGTTACAGACTGATCTTTGCTTTTCGTCTGCGTTACCTCACCGCCTGCTCCTGTACCGTAGCCTAGGGCAGGTGTTTGCCACGAAGCGGCTGTCCCGCTCGATGCGGTCAAGACCTGCCCGGATGACGGGGCGGCTGCGGAAGAGACAACCACGGTAGTCGTTGCGCTGGCCAGGCCGTTCGACGCAACAGCGAGAGTATCACCGGAAGGGATCTCCTGCTTAACCCCCCCGATGCTGACAATAGGTCTGCGCTCAGCCATGTCTTACGCGAGCGTCAAGGGCTCGTCTGCCTCGAAAGAGAGAGCCGTGGCCGATACTGCCACGCCCACGCGCTGGACGATGTTGCCCGCCGAGCTCGGAGCCGTTGAAGACGATAACCCCGCTGTAGTGGCGAGATACTGTTTCCCGGGTGTCAGACCGGTAACGGCAGTATTGGTGCCCTCGAAATAGACCGTGGCGGCGGCTGGCGCAGCAATCGCCGCGAGGACGAAGCCGTGAGCCTCCTTGCCCGCTGTAGTGGCGTCCGCTTTGCGGCACGTTGCCGTGCCAGTCACGTCGTAGACATTGACCAGGTCGCCCGCCGCGAGATTCTCGGAGGTCGCGATACTCGCGGTATCCGCACCGATACCTGTTGGCATCATACTGCTGTCGATCTTGCCAGCGGCATCGAGCGCAACAATTTTTGCAGCATCACCCGCGCCCGCAGATGTTTGGAGTGCGGCAACCTCCGTTTTAATACCAGCCACATTTGCGATGTATTTATTTCCAGCCATGATGAATCTCCTATCTGATTAAAGGTTCGCCGATATTGACGAACAGGGTGGTGGTCGAAAGCGGGAACCCCACAACCAGGCTGAAACCCGTCGCAGGTTGAGTTTGAGTCAGCAGGCCGCTAGTACCGAGAAATACAGGCTGGTCCAGCGTCCATGCCCACGACGATTCGGTCAGTTCGCCGCCGGACTGAATCGTAGCGGTATCGCCCTGGCTGGATGCGCCTGTGGTTATTCCGAGCACCTTGCTCGCGTGCGCCGGGTTGCTGCTATCGGCGTAAACGGCTTGCCCGAGATCGTTGAGCACAACCATCCGGTGCCCGCCTAGTGCTGTTCCTGCCGGATACTGGAGCGCGGTACCGCCGGGCGGCCCCGGCGGGCCCGGCGGGCCCTGCGAGGCGACGTCCAGCACCTCGATCTCGCCGTTTACCACCAATATTTCCATCAGCGGATGACCCACTTCCCTCGTGCCAGGAAGCGAATTTCACCGGCTAATGTCACGCTCAAGCGATAGCTGTATTCGCCCGGAGGCATGGCGGCATAAAGCGCATGGGCGGTCTGGACGCAGATGGCGCCGTCCGCGCTCAGGGGAAGTATCCCGCCATTATCCGTCGACAGAACCACTTCCGCGCCGAGCCGGTCGTTAATCGAAAACAGTGCCGCGCCACCGGTCAGGTCGACCGGAGGGAGACCCCTGCCCTGGCGGTAAACCAATCGCCAAGGGCGCGTTTCGCCGTGGTCGGAGATGATATCTTTGCGCGCGGCGGTCATGGGTTAAATCTGCACGATCCGGCCAAACTGCCCCAACACCGGGTCGCCCGCCTTGAGCGCATCGATCATGACCGAACCGCTCAAGTCGAAGCTGGCAACGGCTTCTCCGATCATGGCCAGCTCCTTGAGCGGATCCACGGCAACGCGGTAGAGCTCGATCAGCACCGCCTTGTTGCTGTCGGCGATGTTCAGCCCCTCGAAACGCACGAAGCGCTCGGGCAGTGGCTGGGTCAGCATGTTGATGGTGGTAACGGCGCCCCGGCTGTAGTCCGCGGTGAAGGGCTGGACGTAGGTACCGGCGTTGAGGATACGTACCGAGCCGTGATCGGCGTTAAGCTCGTAGTCCGTGCCCGCCACCAGGGTGGCCGGGGTTGCCGCGCTGTCCTTGATGACCACGGAGGTGACCTGCTGCCCCTTGAGCGCGACGAAATCGCCCGCAGCCAGGCCGACAGGGAACGCCTCGGCGGTCACCGTGCCCGGTGCGATCTGGCTGCTGGAGCCATACAGCACCAGGGCCAGATTCTCTTTGGTGAAATCCTCCAGCGAGCAGCTGAAATCCGCGCTCTTGCCCTTGACGATCCGCGCATCGGTGGCGCGCTGGCCGGTGGTGCTTTCCTTGTGCTCGATCACTTCCGTTTTGAGCGAGAACTTGAGGCTGGGCACGTTGCCGACGAAGCGCAGCGCTTCCGGGTTACCGAGATTGTCGCGGCTGCCGATGAATACTTTTCCTTGTCCGACGAAATACATGGTTTTCTCCTTGGTGAAGGTAGGTCGGGCACTCTGTGCCCGACCTACCCGAAATTTGTTGGGCACAGAGTGCCCAACCTACATGTCTGTGTGCCCGACAAACCCGAAATTTGTCGGGCACAGAGTGCCCAACCTACAGTGAAGGCAGGTCGGGCACTCCGTGCCCGACAAACCCGGAATTCGCGGCTTTTGTGGGGGCGGGCTCGCCCGCGATAGCTTTCGCGGTTCCCGCCGCACCGGCTCCGATGCCAACCAGCCATTCGGCGGCGGCCTTGTCCACTTCGATCACGGCGCCGGGCGGGTAGTCGCGTCCGGCGTGGGTGTGGGGTTTAAGCAGTTTGATTTTCATAAGGTGGCTCCATTGGTGACGAACCGGGTTTCAAAAGCCAGCGGGAAGTAACCGAAGCCCGCGTTAAAGCCGGGTTTTGGCGCGTTAACTCGCCGCATCGGGATGAATCCCGGTCCGGGCATCCAGCCGGATAGCGCCCGGATGACGCCGGTTATCAAAGGGCCGGCCTCTTCCCTGGCGTCCGATCCGCCGCGCGTGTCGCGCGCGGTGCGCACTGCCACCACGACCATCCAGGTCTGCGCCACCATCTG